ATCAAACTATGAGCCAAAAATTGACCCAACAACAGCAGCACCTAGTCAACCACCTGAAGAAGCCGATTCAGGCACTGAAGCCGCCGCCGCGCCTAAGCGTAAGCGAGTGGGCAGACCAAAAAAGACGGCTGGACTCGCAAACAAGTAGCGAACCAGGACGGTGGCACACATCGAGGGCTGAGTATCAGCGCGGCATCATGGATGCCTGCTCTGACCCTGAGATCAGGGAAGTGGTCGTTATGGCCGGTGCTCAGTTGGGCAAGTCCGAAGCCATCCTAAATATCATTGGTTACCACATAGAAAACGACCCGAGCCCTATCCTGGTGCTACAGCCAACAGTCGAGATGGCGCAGTCCTTCTCAAAGGATCGCGTTGCCAACGGTCTAATTCGGTCTACTCCATGTCTCCGAGAGAAGGTGAAAGACCCTCGATCTCGAGATTCCGGCAACACGACGCTGCATAAGGTGTTTCCTGGCGGCGCTTTGACCCTTGTTGGCGCAAACAGTCCGGCTGGTCTTGCATCTCGCCCCATTCGTCTTGTGTTGTGCGATGAGGTGGATCGATACCCAACGTCAGCGGGCTCTGAAGGTGACCCCATCCAGTTGGCGCGCAAGCGGGCTAACACTTTCTGGAATCGAAAGATTGTTATGGTCTCAACACCGACTAACAAGGGAGCGAGCCGGATTGAGGAGGCGTTCGAGGAGTCAGATCAGCGATATTTCTATGTCCCGTGCAAGCATTGCCATCATGAGCAGAAATTAGTCTGGCAAAACGTCAGATGGAATGATGATGATCCCGACTCGGCGAGCTATATGTGCATTGAGTGTGGCGTGCTGTGGACAGATTCTGACCGGCGCTGGGCTATCCGCAACGGACGATGGGTCGGCGAGGCTGAATTTAAGGGTGTGGCAGGCTTTTGCATCAACGGTTTGTACTCACCTTGGACACCGTTGGCAGATGGTGTCCGTGACTTTCTATCGATGAAGAAGAATCCAGAGCAGTTAAGAGTGTGGACTAACACCTATCTGGGGGAGTCCTGGGAGGATCAGGGCGAAACGGTTGATGACTTCTCTCTGTATGAGCGACGTGAAGATTACCAAGATGCGGTCCCAGAGGAGGTAGTGTTCCTAACGGCTGGTGTTGACGTTCAGGATAACCGTTTGGAGATTTCTGTCGTCGGTTGGGCGCGCGATCAAGAGTCCTACGTCATTGATCACCAGACAATGTATGGCGATCCGAGCACTCCGCAGCTTTGGGGGCAGCTAGATAGCTTTGTAAATAAAATATATGAGACCTTCGACGGAAGGCAGATGGCTATTCGGGCAACGTGCATTGACTCCGGTGGTCACTTCACTAATTCGGTCTACCAGTACGCCAAAAAGAATGCAGGCAATCGCGTATTTGCGATCAAGGGTGTCGGTGGAGAAGGGAAGCCGATCGCAGGCAGACCAAGCAAGAACAATATTGCGCGCTGCCCTCTGTTTCCGGTGGGCGTTGATACTGCGAAAGATTTACTGTTTGCTCGGATGAGGATTACCGAGCCTGGCGCTGGCTACATACACTTCAACAGTCACTTAGATGATGAGTATTTTAGGCAGCTAACGGCTGAGAAAGTCGTTACGCGTTTCCATCGCGGATTTAAGAAGAGAGTGTTCCAAAAGATGAGAGCGAGGAACGAGGCGCTCGATTGTTTTGTCTACGCGATCGCCGCATACTCCATTTTAAACGTAGATATCAATACGCTGGCCGATAAGGTAAAATTGAAGGATAATGTAGCAGAGAAAATTTCAAGTGAGGCTAAGGCCAGGCCGAAGAAGCCGCCGTTTGTTCCTCGAACGGGAAGTGGCTTTGTTAACTCTTGGCGATAAAGGGACTATATGGCTAACGCTTTTGACGCTACCAACGCCCCTGAAGGGCTTCCTGAGACAATTGTAGTCGGAGACTTCGTTCAATGGAAGCGAAGTGATTTAATAACCGACTATCCGGTGGACGGCTATTCGGCTAATTACGTCTTCCGCAAAAAAGATGCGCTGGCAGAGTTTCAGATTTCGAGCTCTCCATCTAGCCCGTCTTCACATTTTTTATTTAGCGCCCTGAATGCATCGACCTATGCTTACGAGCCTGGCGAGTATTTTTGGCAGCTTGAGATTGTTCGGAGCTCAGATTCCGAGCGAGTCATATTATCACGAGGGGAGATTGAGGTTATTGCGGACCTCGATGTCTCTGGAACAGACATCCGGTCTCACAGCGAGATCATGTTGAGCAAAATTGAGTCCCTCCTGGAAGGAAAAGCCGATTCTGACGTGTCTTCATACTCGATTGCCGGTCGATCCCTGACCAAAATGGGCTTTCAAGAGCTTGTCGATGCCAAAAACTACTACAAATCGGAAGTTTTGCGCGAAAAACGCCTTCTAGACGCCAAAAATGGGCGCTCTGGTGCCTCAACAGTGAAAGTGAGGTTCTAAATGGCAATTTTTGGCTTTGGGAAGGACAAAGAGGTCGAAAAAACCAAGATTTTCAAGCGTTCATACGCCGCAGCCAGTAAAGGGCGGCTTTTGAATGACTTTATGGACTCAGAGCGGAGTGCTGACAGTGAATTGCGCCCCGTTATTAAGGTTTTACGCTCTCGAAGCCGTGATTTAAGCCGAAATAATGAGTACGCCAAGCGATATTTGAACCTGATCAAGACGAATGTGATTGGCGATCGAGGTTACACGCTACAGGTCAAAGCCCTTGGCGGCGATGGCCGATTAGACCAAGGCGGTAACGAATCCGTTGAAAATGCGTTTAAGAAGTGGGGCCGACGCGGTAATTGCACCGTAGACGGCAAGCTTTCGTGGTTAGATGTGCAAAAGTTGGCAATTGAGAGCCTTTGCAGAGACGGTGAGGTATTCATCGTTAAGCATCGCGGCTCTGAGTTTCATGATTCTTTTGCACTTGAGTTTCTTGAGCCTGACCAGGTCGATGAGCAGAAGAATGAGCGCCTTTCCAACGGCAACGAAATCCGTATGGGCGTTGAGCTTAACAAGTTCAAGAAGCCGGTCGCTTATCACGTCCTGACTTACCATCCTGGTGACTACGATTACACAACGGCGACCAAGCCGATGAAGCACGTCAGGATTCCGGCGGAGCAAATGTGTCATTTGTTCATGCCGTTGCGTGCCGGTCAGACGCGGGGTGAGCCCTGGATGTCTCCGGTGATGTCTGGCTTGAAACAATTGGGAGCACTGAGGGAGGCTGCGGTAATCAATGCGCGAATCGGCGCAAGCAAGATGGGATTCTTTACGTCGCCTGCGGGCGATGGGTTTACTGCTGATGACGTTGATGGCAATGTGCCAATCATGGATGCGGAGCCAGGAACCTTTCACCAGCTTCCATCAGGGGTCGATTTCACGGCCTTCGACCCGCAATATCCCTCTAACGAGTTTGACCCTTTCCACAAGGCTGTCCTGAAGGGCATCGCTAGCGGACTGGGCATAAGCTACACGTCCCTGTCGAATGACCTCGAGTCAACGAGCTATTCATCTATTCGGCAAGGCGCTCTAGAAGAGCGCGATTACTACAAAAGCGTCCAGCAATTCTTCTTGGACCATTTTGTGATGAATATCTTCTCGTACTGGCTTGGCTCAGCCATGGAAATTAATAGCTTTGGTATTCCTTTGGCGCAGTACGATCGATTTTATGACTCTGCATCATTCCGCGCGAAGGCGTGGTCGTGGGTAGACCCGCAGAAAGAGATGAACGCCGCCGTGATTGGTATGAAAAACGGCATCCTGTCGATACAGGATGTTGCGGCGCAATACGGCAAGGACGTTGAGGAGCTATTTGCTCAGATACAACGTGATAAGGCGCTGGCTGAGCAGTTTGGCATCCGCTATGCGCTAGAGCCGTATGGCGCGACTCAGGTTGGTATTGTGCCTGATGTTGTAGGTGATGAAGATGCCGAAGTATAAGGGCAAAGAGATTAATACTCGCCCTACTGACGGCATGAAATCGGAGGCCGAGAAGGGCCTCGAGTGGCGTGAAGAATATGGGCGAGGGGGAACGGCAGTTGGCGTGGCTCGAGCGCGAGACATTGTCAACGGCAAAGAGCTTTCGTTCCGCACTGTTAAGCGTATGAAGTCGTTTTTTGCGCGACACGAAGTTGATAAACAGGCTGAAGGATTTTCACCTGGGGAAGATGGTTATCCTAGTGCTGGTCGTATCGCATGGGCCTTGTGGGGCGGCGATGCTGGGCAGTCATGGGCCAATAAGATTGTTGATTCGATGGACGCTGCTGATGAGCGCCAAGAGGAATTGAAT